CACAGTCAGCCGAGAAGCGCGAAGCGTTGAGGAAATGGCGTGAAGCAAAGGGAGAGGAAGAAGCCACGCGGATCGTGGATAGCTCTGCAGCACGGGGGACCGCGATGCACAAGATTCTCGAGAAATATATTATTGAAGATGGCTATTTAGATTTAACTGATAACGGACTTCAAGCACATAATATGGCTAAACAAGTCATTGAGCGCGGGCTTTGTAATGTTCCTGAGTTTTATGGATCGGAAGCAACTTTATATTATCCTGGACTCTACGCAGGCTCAACCGATTTAGTATGTATTCATAAAGGAGAAGATGCCATTGTAGACTTTAAACAAACTAATAAACCTAAAAAAAGAGAATGGGTTGAAGATTATTTTTTACAATTAAGTGCCTATGGAATGGCCCACGATTATGTCTATAAAACAACGATTAATAAAGCAGTCATTATGATGTGTAGTAAAGATAATTACTACCAAGAGTTTGTCATCAGTGGATCAGAATTCAGAGAGGCTAAACATAAATTTTTAAAAAGAGTCACTGAATATTATGAAATGGATAAAGAACCTAAAATAGAAATAAAGGAGGAAGACTTTGACAAAAAGAAAAATTGCCCTCACAATTAAATATATTGATGGATTGGCAGAAAAATACAGGAAAAAACCTACTGATAAGAATAAAAAAGCTTGGTTTGATGCTGTGAGTCAATGGGCTCAGAGACATCGTTTAAAATATACAGACTCAAAGAAAGGACAGACGGTATTAGTATTATGAGGATGAGAGATATACAAATGTATTTAGAGAAGTTTACTGATGGTAATAAAGGGACAGCCATATCAGATTGTCCGGTCTTTATTGAGATGCAAGATGGCACCCTACAAGAAATTAAAAAAATGGAATTACAAGAAAGTAAGTTGCTTGGAAAGATAAACAGTGCAGGCGCCTGGAGAGTGGTTATGAAAGGAGATCCAAGACTTCAACATAAACAGACTCTAGACTTTAAAATTTAACACTTCCCAAGGGAGGGGCCGGGGAACCTAGCGGGGATCCGGCCTTAAAACATTATGAAATATAAATTTACAGTAGCTGAAGAGGGTAAACCCACAGAAGAGAAGGAATCAATGTCCTTCAAAAAATTATTTAAATCTTTAATCAACATTAACCCAAAATGGACAGGCTCCCTTACCTATGATAATAAAAAAGGGCGTCAGGTTATTCATAGAATTAAAAATGGAAGGAGGATATATGGCTAAAAAGAAAAAGAAGAAGAAAAATAAGAAAAAAGACAAGAAAAAGAAGAAGAAAAGAAAATAGTGTGACATATATGTCACTGTGTGCCAACATAAGTGGAGATTTGGGGGCATTGATTTTTTTTTTCTATCAAAAAAAAGTCGGTGGCACAGTGGCACAAACCGTAATTATGGCTTAGAAGTGTTGGTATTATTGACGAATAGCTGTGCCAGAGGGTCCATTTACGGTGGCACAGGGTGGCACAAATGGCGTCAATACTAGCTTTTTTGCATTTCTACGGTGGCACAAAAGCAAAAGTTGTACGATGAATTCAAGTTTTGTACTCTGCGCGCGCGACCCTTTTTGTTTTTTTGAAAAACTTTATAGGGGTCAAAATCTCCCTTATATGCTAAAATAATATATGCCTAGAACCAGAAAACATAAAAAATCTAAGTATAAACACTTAGTAATACATAAAAAGAAATTTTATTTTTATAGAATAAAATGGCTTGACATTACTGCAGATGGAGGGCACGCTACACCAGATGAGTTCGATAAATTTGAATGTTCTAAAATGCTGTCGTTTGGGTATGTCTACAAAAAGACTAAGAAGTTTTTGTGGACGTTTGCGAGCTATGATGAGACGGATGAAGTCTACTCTGATAGAAATGTATTCCCGATAGGCTGTATTATAAAGATGGAGAAGATAAACATATGAAAAACAAAACCCTTGTTAAAAATATGCCCAACGTGAAGTGGAAGCTTATTCCACCTGTCAAAGGACCCAACCCACAAGGCCTTATAGACAAAGGTGTTATTAGTGATAAAGTTAAACTTAAGGAATTAAAAGAGTTAGGAAACTATATTGCTAAAACTGATGTAGAGAAGATCTTTAAAAACTAATCAATCAAAATAACCCAAAGGACTATATGAAGTATTATAACTTAATAAATGGTTTTTTTAATAGGCACCAAGGAATAGTATTATTTCTTATGCTTGTTGTGATTTATCTAGACTGTTCGTTTCGTCACTAGATTCAACCACTACACCCTCAATTAAACTTTTGTGATCATCTAGAATCTGTTTCATTTTAGATTCTATTTCTGATTCTGATAACTTATCTATATTACCAGTCATAATTAATTTCTGGTCAACATAAAGTCCGGCAGCTTTACCACGTGCAACTTCTGCATTGGTAGCAGCAGACCAGGCTCCCTTTGCTCTAGCTTCATCTCTGATTCTAGCTAGTTCTGTAATATGTCTTTCAAAATTGACACCATACTTCTCTTGAATCTCAGCTCTTAACTCTCCAATGTATTTAACTACCAAAGGTGAGTATTTAGGATTTCTTAATTCAGATGCAGCTTGTCTAGGTCTAGATTTATATCCTGCTTCATACGCACATTCACTCGGACTCTTACGTCCTTCATTAAACACTAGTAATTCTGAGAATTTAATTTGTCTTTCACTAAGTTTTGCTGGTAATCCCATACCTTGACTTATATCGTAATTTAACGTACAAGTCAATTATGGATATACTAATGATAGTTTTTGCTCTGTTAGGCGGAAGCACTTCTGATAAAACTATTGACCCCGCGAGTATGGTGGCAAAGCAACTTATTAAAGGTGTGTACGATGAAAAGAGAGTCCAAACTTTGGCAATTACTGAAGAAAAATACGCCCCAGATTTCGTGGACTAGACTAGAGTCTTGGAGTAGCTTCGGCACTCCAGATTGCTTAGGATACAACGATTCTTGTGGTTTTTTTATGTGTGAACTTAAGATAGCTCACGGTAAAAAAATACACTTTTCCCCCCATCAAAAACTATTTCATATGACTAGAAGTAAGCGTAATTTTATATTGGTTGAACAAGCCGCGGAAGGCTCTAAGTCTTCCGTAAAACTTTATGGATCATCCTCGATCCACGGGCTGCTTGAAGACCATCGCGATACGCCGCCCCTAGCTCAGGACGATTGGGCCGCGATTCAACGCGCGCTCTTAGGCTTGCGACCTTCATAAGCTTGGGCACCTTCCACGAACCGCGCTGAGTTCTCCGCGTGCAGCTTGCTCGCTTGAGCGCTCGTGGGCCCACCCTCCCGCTTGTCAGCTTGCCCGCTTGAGAGCTTGAGATCCTTATTTTTTTTTATTTTTTTTTTAATGTTTACCATATACCACTCTCTTCACTGTGGGATCCCAGCAGGCCCTGCAGCTCTTGCACTCGTTGTTCTGCTTAGGGGCCGGGCAAGTGATCTGGGCCGCGTCCGTCGTTACACCTGACGTGAAGGGCCACCAGCTGGCCGGCTTCTCCTGGTCCACCATATGATCCGATAAAACTATTTTTAAATTTTTAGGTACAACCTCAGGTTGAATGTCCTTGAGAAATCGCGCTTCGCGCGTGGGCAGCCAGTGCGCCGTCCCAGGGGTGGCTTTACATATTTCAAAAATATTTAATAGATGTTTTTCGCTCTGGATGTCTCCGGAGTCGTGCCACCTGAAGTGAGCGTGGCCTGTGACCAGCGTCACCATTGCTTCCACCCATCGCGGGTCTTCTAAAGCTTTCAACCTACGGTTGAGCGCGTCTTGTACATTCTTAAACCTATACCGGCCCTTCAGGGCATAGCAGCCAGCGCACACGGAGCCAGGCACCTTCACCAGCTTCGCGCCTGTGATACAGCGCTGCGCGGGCAGGTTATGAGCTGGGCCAGGCATCTTCGATGGCTTACTCAGGCCCCCTGTTATTTTACTTGCTTCTTTTTTTAACATAATATCCTTTCTTATAAATTCCCATAGTACTAGATCAGGGGCTCGCTGTCAAGCTTGCTCGCTAGCTTGTTAGCTTGCGGGCCCACCCTCCCTTTTTTTACCACTTCGTAAGGTGTGGCTTGTGAGTCTGCGTGGTCTCTTTGAGCTTGCCAGCTTGTACATCAATCACAGGACCAAACTTCTTCCAGGACTGAGCCATTACTCTCAGCTCTCCGCGAAGCGTGAGCATCTGGCCGGCGCTTGCGTTCTTAATATTTAGTTTT